CGATTGCTTCTTTTAGCAAGTCTGATTTTGCCATTTGTTTTCCCCTTAAATTTGTTTTTTGGAAATAAGATTATTGAGAATCTTAATAAGAATAAATAATTTTTATTGACGCTATATTAGATCGAATAGCGTATTCTAAAATAAATATGGAGCTAAAACAAAAAACAGTAAAAAAGCCCTAACTTTTTTTGTTAGGGCCTTAAATCTTTTAAAAATAAATTTAATTTTTCATTCTTAAATCTTGCATTCTTTGTCGATATGCAGCATCAATTCTTTGTGCTCTGCGTTTTACACTAGGTTTAGTAAATGTTTTATTTTCTTTAACTGCTTCTAATACTCCGGATTCTTTAACTTTACGTTTCCAAAGTTTCAATGCAAATGCTAAATCATCTCTTCCGGTTCCTACTACATTTACTGCCGTTGCGTGACCTGGCATAATTGTTTGATGTTGTTTTTGTTTTTTATTCATATATTTGTTTTTAAATTTTTCCTTGTGGTCCTTGTGGTCTTTGTGGTGTAGGTGCTGCAGCTTGTCTTACGTTAAATCTAAAATGTTTGATTTCTGGCTTCTGTGCTAGATATCCTTGTATCTTTTGAGATTCTAATGCCGGGTCTTGTCCTAATCGAAAATAAAAATATCCAACTTTTCCTGTTTTAGATATTTTTTTAGAAACAATTGTAAATCCTTTTCTTGAAGTCCAATCTGCAATTTCTTGTGCTACTGATTGTGCATCTGCCGGGTCACGAAGAACATATTCAACGCCACCTCTATAATCAGTAATGTTATTAACTAAACGAGCTTCGTCAATTTCAGCTTCCATTTTTAAAGCATTTTTCATACTTAACATTGCAGCCGCCATATCTTTAGCATTTTGAACATCATCTTTTGTAAATTTTGGAATAGCCGATGATGCATTAGTTTGTTCTTTTATTCCGAAAAAATCTTTGTATAGTTTTTTAAATACATTCATCATTCACCTTTATTATAAAGATTTTTTTTAAGAAATCCAAATTAATGAACTTCATAATATTTACTCAATCCTTCTCGAATATCTTCACACGCAGCTTCCATTCGTCGCTCATGAATCATTACTTCATTAGCACATTTTTGCATTTCAGCTAAAGCTTTATTTACATATTCTAAGTGTCGTTTAGCAGATACTTTTTCTACTATATCATCATCAGATTCAGTAATCATTCTTCCTGCAGTTTCAACCATTTTAGCAATTTGATCAACAGATTCTTTTAATCGTTCACCTCGAGCTCGTAATGTTTCAGTCATTGAAGAAAAAGATTTCAATCCTTCAGCAAATGCTCGTTTATCTTCTACAGATAAAGGTTGTGGTTGTTCGCTAAATACTGTTGTTTGTTTTTCGTACAATAAATCTCGTAATGTTTGCAATTTTGTTTTCATATTCTTATATCCTACATTTTCCATCTTCACATAAAATCGACGTAATAAGTTGATTTGTACGTGCGTATTTATTTTGTCCTATATTTTTATTAACTGATTCGTGCATGTGCATAGGCCGCATAAAAGCCCCATGAGTAGAAGGATTAGATACGAAGTCCCAACAAATTAATTCAAAATCTTCTTGTACTTCTACTACACCTTCATTTCGTAATTCTTTTACAGATCCTAATCCGCGGCTAGAAATACCCAAAGTAATACCAGCTTTAAACAATGATTTTAAAATGTTTCCAGATGGCGTATCTAGTATTTGTACTGCTCCTAATAAATCATCGCCGTTCCACCATATTTTTAAAACATTGTGAGAAACGTTGTTCAAGTTAACTACTGATGATTCTGGGTGATCTAATTCTCCTAATGCTCTGTGCTGATCAATATACTCACGCTGATAACGTTGACATTCTCGCATTAATATATTTTTAGGATATACGCGACCATTTTGATTTTTTGCGCCTGCTCTTTGTAAAACTCCTTGAACTACAAAACCACCAGGTATTCCATATGCTGCACCGCTAGTTTCATTTAATGAACCAACAGGCTTAAATGGCATATATTCTACTATTAGTTGTTTTGACATATTATTCTCCTAATGCTCTTACTCGCTCTGATATTTTAATTAATCGTTCTGATATTTTTGTTAATGCTTTATCAGCTGCCGATCCTATATTTGTTCTAGATAATCCCGATTCTGTTTTTAATCTAGAAGTATGATTGACTAATGTTTCAATTTCTTGAAGTTTTTTTGCTACTTCTTTAATTGTATTTTTAACTTTTTGTTCCGGTGTTGATTTAGCATCTCCAACAGCAAATTGTTTATATGATTCGATAAGTTGTTCATATTTTTTATCAATTGCTTCGCCAACTATGTCAGCTAATGGTTTAACTGGTGCAATTGGCGGCATATCTTCTAATTTTGCCATACCAGGTGTATCTGTTAAATCTTTAGATGGATAATACATGGGATGATTAAACCAATCTTTTTCGCTGTTAGCAAATGGAAATTTTTCATTAAATTCTTCTTCTTCGCATTCAGGACGTTGATACTCCCCTGGTTTATATGTTGGCGGAGTATTAATCGATTCGCGAACTCGTTTAACTCGTTTCATTCCTAATACTTCAACTGTATCATTATCTGCACCGCGTTTACTAAATGCTGCAGGAATATCATATCCGGCTACTGCACTAGTTACATTTTGCTCATCTAATTCATCTTCTTCATTAAAAACATCTTCTGTAGAATCAGTATTATCTAAATCTATAGACTCATTTAATAATACAAATTTCTTTTCAATGGTTTTTAAGAATGAATTCATTTATGCACCTCTTTTAATTCGTCAACTAAATCCATATAACGTAACAAAGATAATATATGAGATTCTTTAAGTTTTTTCATGGTTTCAACATTGCAAAGCATTTCAGAAAGTTTTTGTACTTTAATTTGCGTTACTTTATCTGTAATTATTTTTGCATGTTCTGCTAATGATTTTTTTAATGTTGGAATTACTTTTTGAACATATTCTCGCAATGCTTCCGTATCATTAACATTGGTAATGTATTTATTTAACAATTGTTTTTGTGATTCATTTAATACGGAATATTTGCTATTGAATTTATCAATCATTAGCTTATAAGTAAGCAAACGCATTCCTTTTTCTTGTTTAGAAAAATTTTCGATAATCGGATCTTTTTGTTCAACTTTACGTTCCGTTAATAGCATATGATCTAATATGTTGTTTTTACATTCTAACAATTGTTTTGTAGATGCAGTTTCACCATATTCAAACAACATGTAAATTGAAGCTAATGTTTTATAATTTGTAATATGAATTTTAGACATATTTTCAAATACAAAATTTTCTGAAATTTCTTTTACTAAATTATATCGTTGTCTTCGAAGAACTGTTTGATTTAATTTTTTATATGCATCTTTAACATTATTAATATAGTCAATTGCACGTGCTTCAGACTTAAATTGTTCTTTAACTAGTGCATTATATAGTTGCAATTCTTTAGCTAATTCTGTATTTTTGCCGAAATACTTTTTAATTATATCAATTGTAACTGATTTATCCGATGATAATGTTTCGGAGGTTAATTTTCGAACTAACATTTCGAAAAGAATGCCCGTGTTTTTATACTTTGAATGTTTTAATTTTTTCATGTTTATGTACGGCGCCTTTTGTTATAAATATGTTTAAAATTATAAAATATTGTTTTCATCTAACATTGTTCCTGCGTCTGGATCATTTGTTGTATCTGATAAAGATTCTTTAATAAGTTTTGTTTGTTTTGGTTTACCCATTTTCTTTAAAATTTGTTCCGTTCTAAACATATTTTGTCGTGTTCTCAATCTAGGATCTGGAGTAAATGTTGATTTACGATTTTCTGGATTCATTTCTTGATCAATTCCTTTAGTTCCTATAGGATCCCACCCAAATGCATTTTTATGTTGTCCAAACTTAATTCCTTCTTTTGGTCGACCACCTTTGTCTTTTTCTTCTACTTCATCCGAACTCATATGTAATGAAGCTAAATCGTGTGGTGTACCATATGATACTCCAGTTACTGCCGGATCATTTCCTTCTTGTTCAATTTGATTTTGACGGAATCTAAGTTTAAGATCTTCAATAACATTTGTTCGTTCTTGCAACCATTGGTCTTCTGACATATTAAATAAGAATTCATAAATGTATTTGTCTGAAAGTAATTTTGAATCTTTCATAGCCGTTGCAACCGTCATTTTTTCAGTCATTAATGCAACTTTTTGTTGATCATAAATAATTGACGGCGCTGTTAATTCTAATTCAAACCCAGCTAAATCTTCTCCTTCAAAGCCTTGAGCATATAAATGTATTACGGCAATTTTATATAACTCAGAACAAACAATCTTTTGTATACGCTCAATGGTTCTAGCAAAACGAATATCCATTGAAGCTAATGTAGATTTACCTTCAACTGCTTCTGCATATCCTAAGAATGGTTTAGGAATTTTAAGTGCAGCCATCATTTTGTTTTTAACATATTCAATATCATCCATTCCGGTAAAAGTCATACCAGGTAATGTATCGATTGCAGTTGATGATTGTCCTCCTCGCACTGGCAAATAATAATCTTCTAACATGTTGTTAAGATTGAATTTAAGATTATAATTACCTGTGTTATGATCTATATGTGGAATTTTTTTCATTTTATTGATAATCTGTTCCATGAATGTATCAACTTCATTTGGTGGAATATTACCAATATCAATTTTGAAAATACGTTTTTCTGGTGCACGCATTATACGATGTATAAGCATTGCATCTTCTAACATTGTTAATTTTTGAAATTCTTTACGAGCTCCTTCTAACATTGATCTACCATATGGTAAAAAGTTAGAGTCTGATAACATACGGAAATGTGCTATTTCAAATACATCATATGGAATTTGATCGGATGTAGCGTGACGAAATTTAATTTCATATTCACCTGTTGCTTCATTATATTCTTCCATTCTTTCTATTTCATAACTAGAAAATGGACGAGCATTCATGATTCCAATTTCATCAGCAATATCTAATTTTAAAAAGAAATCGCCATACTTAACCATGTTTCTAATCCATGGCCACAAATTAAATTCAATGTTCAATACATCATAAAATAAATTATAAAGTATTTTTTGAACTTGCGTTTTATCAGTTTTAATTGTTAGAATATCACCAAATTGATCTGCTAATGTTGATTCGTCTGCATAAATATCTAGCGCTGAACTAATGATAGGATCTTTATCCATCATTTCATAATCCGTATAAAGTTGTATACGGTTTTGATTCATATAGTAATTTGAATCATAGCCTCCATAGCCGCCTACACGATTACGATTTGTTCCATGTAAACGAGAATATCTATCAGCTACTTTAGTT